TTCCAAAATCTGTCATCCGCATAGGAATTAGTTTCTGGTTTAGCTGAAGATACAGCTTCTGCTGCTTTTACGAGTTTGTCGATTGACGAGCCTCGCATGCTCTTTAGATTTTCTAATGACATTTTATATTTCTCCATATTTACAATGTATTACTGAATTATCCACTTTATTCATAATGTATAGTTATATTATACCACATTACGTGGCATTTGTAAAGGTTTCTTTTAATAAATGTAAACATTTATCTCTATCAAACTTTACGAAAGGTCTGTATTTCATAATCTTTCTATAGATGTCAGGCCAAATAATTGTATCTGTTATCTTTCTATTTTCACGTTCTACAAACCCAAGTATTGAATCCAAGATAACTATCGTTTCCAATAGTATTTCTTCTTGCATCCAAAGCTTTATGATTAATGGATGATTGTTTTCTTCTGCTTCTAAAAGAGAATCAAACGATATATCCATATCATTAAGTTTATTTATATCAGTTTGAAACTGATAGCTTAAAGATTCCATAATTTTTTTATGGTCTCTATAATATCTTTCTCCACCTTCGTTAAGCATATCACCGACATACTTAACGTCGTTTTTAAAGTTAGCAATATAGAACTCTTTCAATTCTGGTCCGTATGTTTTTGCTAACTTTGCAAAGAAGAATTTGTCTTTTCTTTTAAAGAATGACGTAGGTTTTACTGAAGTCTTAAAATGATACTTAATCGCATCGTATCCATCTGTTTCGAAATGGAGTTTAAGTGCGTTATATAATTTATAAGATTCAAATGGGTCATTCATAGAGGTAGTTTATTACCTCTCTTCGCTTTGATTAAATGTAAGCCTGAAGCTTCTTCTTCAATCTTTTGCTTTAAGGAATCTGTTAAGAGTTTTTTAAGATTTTTATAATCCATACCTCTTTGTTCTACTACGTAAGATGCTGCATCGATATATGACATATTGTTATTTGCTACAAGATGCTCTACTGCTGCAGAGAATCTCTTCTTTGTCATAATCTTCTGTTCTACTGGATTATCTTTATCCGACAAACTCTTCACCTTCATTCCATGCACAACCTGTAAGACCACCTGCCTGTAAAGCTTTCAATGTTCTTAATACCTCTTGTGCGTTTCTTCCTGTATCTAAAGCGTTAATAGATACATGTTGTACAATTCTATTCTTATCAAAGATGAACGTCGCTCTATATGGAACACCTTCTTCTTCGTTAACAATACCTAGTTGATGTGAGAGTCCTAATCCACAATCAGCTGCTAAAGTATGACTGATATTACCAATCATATTATTATCTTGTTTCCAAGCCAATTTACAGAACTCATTATCTCCACTTATTCCAATAACATTAGCATCATCGACTAAACAGTCAAACCCTGCTATTTCTGTTGGACATATAAAGGTAAAGTCCTTAGGATAAAAATAAACTACACTCCACTGTTTTTTCTGTGGCATATAACTTTCGTTTACTTCAACTCTCACAAATTCATTTTTTTCATTGATTCCCTGTAGTGAGAAGGCAGGGAACTTTTCTCCGACTGATAGCATATTATCCTCCTAAAATACTCTCATTAATATACAGTCAGCATTAACTCTGCCTGTTGGTTTATCTATTTTTGTTGTTAATGTATCCCAAATCTTTTCAATTTGTTTTTCTGTTTTATTTAAAATCATTGGTAGTATTTCATCAGGCTTTCTTAAAGTAGCCTGTCTAGATTCTTTATCAAAGTTCTTTATTGATGTGCCTGATACTTCAAATCCAGTTGTTGAATGAGTAACATATTCAATTAATTTTTTATTCTTACAGTTATATATGTAAAGCTTATTTTTAGTAGGTATCAATATAGGATTGATTGATACTAATTTAGCGTCAATATTCTCTTGGCAATATTTTAATTTTGCCACTTGAGTGTCTGATGATTTTGGCTTCTTAGCTCTTGGCATTCTTTCAGCTTTAAATGAATCTTTTAATCTATCTAAGTCAGCAAATATTTCTCTAAACTGTTTAAGTATTTTATTCTTATCGCCTTTAGAAAAATGAGAATAAGCTTCAACGCATTGGTCGCATGTTTTTTCATATGCTTCATTAATGTTATTGTATTCAAATTCTAATAAGTCTTTAAACATTTTAATTGCATTACCTTTTAAACCAGCTCCTTTAAATCTATTATAAGCACTAAATTTTTTAGTAAAGTCTCCTTCTAGCCAACCTTCAACTATTTCAGTATCAAAATCAGCGTATACAGTATCCATGACTTTTCTACGAGTTCTTTCAGCTGGACTGATAACAACTACATTTGCTTTTGCAGCGTCTTCAACTTTCTTTTCTTTTAAAGCAATTTTGTATTGAGCATTAATAAAATCTTTAATGTCATTAAGTTGTTCATCTGAATATACCCACCCTCTATAATAAAGTTTGATTTGTTTATTGACTGACATAAATTTATAGTCCTTAAGTCTTTTAAGTACTTGGACTTTCTTTTTATCATACCCACAATAATCCATTGCAAACTGATACGTAGTTGGCATATAATCTTTTGTCTTATAAAAATAGTTATACCAAGAAGCTCCTCTTGTCCACTCTCTGTCGTTGAACTCTGATTCCTCAGTGTAAATTGGTTCTGGTCCAAGATACTTATCATCTAGACTTGGTCCTCTTTTTCTTTTATTTGCTGCCATATTTCTCCTTATATATGTTAATGATATTATTATACCATACTTTTGATTGAATGTAAACGATTATTTTTAAAAAAGTTGACCAGGCCTCTGCGGGTGATAAGGAGTCGCGTTGATGAGACCCAGCCAAAAACAATTAATCTTTCTCCCAAGGTAAAGGAATTTGTTTGCCTTTCCTTTGTTCTTCAGAAACATGTGCTGACATATATGCAAACACCATTGCTCCTATTGTAATTAATATAGTAAAAAATGTATTCATTAGTTTCTCCTCATATTTGCAATATCAGTTGCTTCTTCTTGAGAAATAACTGGTACAGCATTTGACTTATGCATAGTAGCAATACCTTTGACTAACGTGCCAGTATACTTCATTGTTTCTTTCTTAGTACAATCGCCTTTAATCTCATGGTAATTACCATTTTTCATGTATTCTTCCATTATAGAATTGTACTGAACTGCTTGTCTTTCTCTTATCTTATCTAATTGAGATTGCTTTAAAGCTACTGATTGAAAAGCTACAGGTTTCTTTTTAACTCTATTAGCTGCATGATTCTTTCTCTTTCTACCGGTTGGGTCATATCTTAGTGAGCCCATATAAAAACTAGTTACTGCCATTACTTAGGTCCTCCATTATGTCCAATCATAGACTTTTCTTTTTGCTCTTTTCTCCATCTTAGGAAATCTATAGCAACTTCTCTTGTTGTGTGAGTTAAAGTACTCACAGGACTTCTTTTATTTTTTTTCATAATTTTTCTATCTGTTTTAATATTCTATCAACCTCTGGGTCATTTAAATGCCCTATAACGTCATTTGTTACTTCAGTTGTATAATCTAGTGCGCCATCAGCATCTAACACTGCTAGCTCCCATAAACCTTTGTTATACCCATACGAACCTTTATGTTTAATAACACTTGCACCATAACCATTAGGGAATTGATATACCTTTTGTATACCTCCATTAAAGTCATTAGTTTCTTTTAAGTATTTTTGTTTTGGATTCATAATGTATATTATACCATAGTTCTTTGCAAATGTAAAGGATTATTTTTAGCTATTTTGCGTATAAGCACTAATTAAATCATCGCCTGTCATTTCATATTTTGTAAATAAGAATGTTTCGCCGTTTGATAAAGTTCTTTCAACAAGGCCATTATTATATTCCTTATCAATAACTCTTTTACCACTTTCAGTATCTTGCGGTCTATTATCATACCACATTGAACTTAGTGAATGAGCATGTAATGATTTAACACCCTTTGCCCAGTCTTCAGCTGCTAGTTTAATTCGTTGCTTTTCAACTCTTTCGTCGTATTGGCCCATTGTCCTTTTTCTCCTCTTTCTGCGAGTCCTATCAACTCTAATCTTTTTTGTTCCCATAACAGTTTAAAGTCTGGGTCCTGTGCTCTATCTCTTGCATCTTGCAAAGAGATTAATTTGTGTAATACGCTCATTAGTTCCACTCCTGGTCTAGTTTAGACGCGTTATAAGCATCCATATAAGAAGTATCTTCTAAAAATCGAGATACTTCTTTTTCTGAATGATACATATTTTCTGGTGAATTAAAATCAAGAGAGCCTGGCATATGTTCGCCTGCTTTCTTTACAGAACGTGTAAGCTTTTTATGCAATTTAGCTTCTTCTTTTAGTTTAGCTTTACGATTATCGAGTTTTGTAATGATGTCTTTCATTTCAATCTCTTCTTTTATTTGCAGTAATTCTGCTTTCAGTGCGTCAAATGTTTTAGCCATTATTCAATCCTCCCTTCAATAGAATCAACAGTACTTTGGACTGAATCGATTCTTGATTCGATATCTCCTAAAGAACTGACTTCACCAGCCATATTGTTGATTTGATTTTCCATATTGTCTAGCTTACATTGTATGTCTTCTAATAGACTCATTATATCTTCGTTCATAAGTATTCTCCTTCAATTAAATTTGTGTCTGAACCGCCTGCCCCGAAAGGTGCGTACTGTAATTTTGTCACATGACATTGGTTGTCATATTGTTTTCTTTGTTTGCCTTGTACATATCCAGCGAGTGACTTTGCTTTTTTCTCGTCCTCTGCATAGATATATGACTCTGTTGTTATTAAATATCTTTCCATAATATACTCCTTAAAATGTTATGTTTCTTTCAATTTTTGATTCTACTACTGCATGCTCTTTAAGCCATGCTCCAGCTTCTTTATCGCCGACACAGAAATCGCCGTTATCCATTAAGAATTCTTTCTTATAGTTTTCACGGTCGTTAGTCCATGTCTCAGTTGTTTCGAGAATTTCTTTTCTCATCCAACCATCTTCACGGTTGTCAGTAATTTTGATGAAGTTAACATCACCAAAAAGGTCAAAAGAAAACTCTGTGACTGAATCCCAGTCAGCGCAAACTTGCTCTGTGTGAGGAACAACTTTTACGTCGTTGACGTATTCTTCTGAACCACCGTTTGACTTGACTAAGTCAGTGGTTATATATGGCTTGACTCTAGCCACGAGAGTAGCAATCTCATTTTCATTGAGCTCGCCGCAATTCGACATTACGTAAGTAGTGCCGCCCTTGAACTTCATGTACGGGTCTTTTGAATCCCCGTAGTTCTCGAGATATTGTGTGTGTATTACTAATTTATTCATATTAACTCCTTATCAATTTTTCCGAATATATGTATATTATACCATAGTTTTGAGCAAATGTAAAGGATTATTTTCACTTTTTGTGAAAAAACTTGACACTCTTAACACCTTTCTACTCAAGTGTTGTCTCCGTCCCTGTATTTTACATTGCTTTTATCAAACATTTTATTTGCTTTTCTTTGCCATGATTTCTCTACTTGAGTATCAAACCAATTTCTAAACCATTGTCTTAACTTACCCATTAAAAGTTCCCCGGTGCAACTTGAAAACATGGAATGCCGTTTGCTCTCCACATTTCAACAACCTGGTCTCTGTCATCGAATACCATGTCTGGTTTCCAGTCAGCTTTAATAAGTTCATCTAAAACTCTTTGCTTAAACTGATGGTCAGGCTCAAAGCTATCATCTGGTCTCATAAAAAGATGCGACCAAAATACGCCCATTGTCTGTTTAAGTTGATGCTCAGTCAACTCTCTTTGTCTTTCTTTACGAGCTGAAACAATAACTATTTCATGGCCAGCGTCATACATTGATTCTGCAACTTCAAAGACATGCTCCATACGAGTGTCATCTTTTGTTGCTTCTTCAAACGCTTTCCAATCTGTTGATACTCCTTCGACAAAATGTCTTCTGTGTTCAACATCCATTAATGTTCCATCTACGTCAAATATTATTTTCATTATGCTACTACCTCTTGTAAATCGTTAACCCAATATCCAGACATTCCAATTGCTGAGTTATCAGCGCCTTGTCCTTCATAAAACCATTCTATATTAATACCTTTAAATGTTACGTAAGGTAAGATATATGTAGAATGGTTTGCGAACCCATCAGGTCCAACTTCATCTTTATTATATGCTCTTACGTGTATATCAGTGTTGTTAACTTCTTTGACATAGCCTTCGAAAGTTTTACCACTAGTTGAAAATTTGATGCCATCAAATTCTTGAACGATTTCTTTTATTGTTGTTATATTCATTTAAACTCCTTATCTTTTAAACTGTATGGGTATATTATACCATAGTTCGGAGCAAATGTAAAGGACTTTTGGGAAAATAATGAAAATAATTACACAACAATCACTATGTCAGCAGTTTTAACCGCGTTTAGAACAGTTTCTTTCCGCTCCACGCCATACATTGTAGTTATTACCTACAACCATTGCCATTATCAAATTAATACTATTAATATCCTCTGAATCAAGAGTTTGTCTTTCTCTATCGGATTGAATGGCTGGCCAGAGAACAGCTGTTTTAACAAAGAACATTTTTGCTACTGATGGACTTTCTCCAGTAATTGGATTCATTTCATAAACACAATTGTATTTAAGTCCACGATATGTTGTATAAATGTCTGCAAGCTGTAGTGTAGTAAATGCAATCCACTGCTTAGTTGAGATTGGTTCAATTAACGATGGGGCTATAAATTGTGACCTTTTCTGATTTGCCTTTGACGAGTATTCTATCGACTTCAGAAAATGCTCTTTCTTTACAGCTTCGATATGTTTCGGGTCCCAACAACACTCGAATCCCATCATAATTTCTTGTTTGGCCTTCGAGTCTAGCGCCGAGGTTGACGGCATCTCCAATGACGGAATAGTCAAATCGTTCTTCAGAGCCCATGTTTCCAACGATGCATGTACCGGTATTGATACCAATGCCAATATCAATCCTAGGTAAACCTTGGTCTTCAAGTTGTTGTATAAGTTCATCAGCGGCCTCACATATCTCTATAGATGTTTTAACGGCTTTATCTGCATGGTTACTACACGGTAATGGAGCGTTCCAAAATGCCATAATACAATCACCCATAAATTTATCTATTGTTCCGCCGTTCTTAAGAACAATCTTTGTCATTGTATCTAAATAATTATTTATAAGAATTACTAATCCTTCTGGGTCATCATTGTTTTTATAATGCTCAGATATTGGAGTGAATCCACATATATCCATAAACATAAAGGTCATTTCTTTTCTTTCACCACCAAGCTTGAGTAATGATGGGTCTTTTTGTAATTGTTTAACTAAGTCAGGAGATACATATGTACCAAATTGTTTCTTTATTTGTTGTCTTAATTTAAATTGAATATAAAAGTTATTGAAACTCGCTGAGGTGAGTAAAAGTATATATATTATTAGAGTAGCTGATAAATCGAGGAGTATAGAAAATTCGTACCAAGCGTAGTAAGAAGCAAGACCAGTTAAAAAGGCTGAGCCGACGAAGACAGCAGCACCAATCCAAATGGGCAGATAGTAAATCGAAAGAACAATTAAAAGAGAGCCCAGAACAATCATCCCCAACTCAGCCATAAATGTCCATTGTGGTCTTGATATAGGTTTATCTGATATTATTGTCTGTAAAGCGTTTGCTTGAATCTCATGTGGATATAACAATCCTGCTGGTGTAGATACTTGTGGTACAATACCTTTTGCCGTAACTCCTATAATAGCTGTCTTTCCTTTTAAATCTGGTAATGGTTGTCCATTATAATCAATAGATTCAAAGTGTGTATTCCATTTTAACCATATACTTCCTCTTTCATCCGTTGGTATTATAAAAGGTCTTAATACTATACTTTCAATTCCTGCTTCATTTAACTTTATTGTATATGATTTCTTATCCTGCATTGCTCTTACAGTTTCTAATGCAAATGATGGATATAAATCTCCGTTGACTTGAGAGAATAATGGTATTCTTCTTGTTAGGTTATCTACTTCAGGAGCTCCGTTTAAAAGACCTGCTCCCCAAGCTTCTGATTCTAGTTTATCGATATTAGTTATCAATCCGCCATATCGATACGTTAAATCTAATACATCGCCTGAATAACCAAACGTTGCATAACCGACATAAGGAGCTTTTGATGACCTTCCATTCGAATCTGCATCTTGCGATAGTATAACACCATTATTTTTTATCCACGAGGCAAAGATATCATCGCCACCGAAGCGGTCCTCTTCTGGGAACATAATAGTGAACCCTATCATGCCTGCATTCGCGTTCCGTAAATCAGATATCACCGCTGCGTGATTCTGACGTGGCCAAGGGTATTGACCATAGGCTTCGAGTGAAGACTCGGATATGTTAATCAACACTATATCATTCGAATGTTCTACTGGAATTGATTGTATATATTGGTCAAATATACTGAGTCTAAATTGTTCTAATAACTGAGGGTCTGATATTCTTACTCCTAAAAGTGTAATACCAATTAATAAAGTAGTCCATATTGAAGTTAAATATTTCATAAAGTGTTATACTGTGTAATACTAAAACTGAACTGAGATACCACATCCACAGGATGATTTTTCAGCTGGGTTAATTATTTTAAATTGTTCGTTAATGCCTTCTATAATATAATCTAGTGTTGCATTGTCAAAATAGGGCAGTGATAAATCATCAATGACGATTGTAAACTTTCCATAGTCGAACACGTGGTCATCACCATTAACTCTGGATTCATAATCGAATATATATTCAAAGCCAGCACACCCGCCACCAGTAAGACCAATCCTAATCGTATCATTACCGTTTTTAGTTTTTTCAATAAGCTGTTTAATTGCTGCATCTGTAAGTTCCATTATTTTGGCGGATTATTATGACCCATCATTGTATCAGGTTCCCAGTTTGAGATTGCTTGTCTTATAGCATCTTCAGCTAATACAGAACAATGTAATTTAATTGGAGGTAATTGTAAAGCTTCTGCTATATCTTTATCTTTAATAGCTTGTGCTTCTTCTATTGTTTTACCTTTTAACATTTCTACGAAAAGAGTTGATGATGCAATTGCTGAACCACAACCGTAAGTTTTAAACTTAACATCTTCTATTACGTTACCTTTCATTTTTAAATCTAATTTCATTACATCACCACAGGCTGGAGCACCAACCATTCCTGATATAACTGTTTTGTCATTAGGGTCGAATCTTCCAACAGAATGTTTAGCTGGATTTGCTAATACTGATTCGAATCTGTCTACTACTTCTTTACTATATGCCATTAATTACCTTGTGTTACTGAAACTGTGCATCCACCTACTGTATAACAATTTTGAGTTAAACTATAAGCTTGATTTGTTGAACCTTGTTGTGTTAAATTTAAAGTGGTATGTTCTGTTCCTTGAATTCTAATTTGTGAATTATGAGAACCATCTCCTGATTGAACTATATTAGTATCAGAATTAGATGTTGTACCATAAAAATATGTATGGTTATAATGACTACCACTGCCTGATTGATTTATATCATGTTCTACATCGCTAGCGTGTATATCTAGCCAATGAGTGTGTGTTCCACTTTGATATACATTAACGGTATTATTGTTGCCTAATATATGACGACCATAAGTTGCTCCATTAAATTGAGCTACACTTTCAGTATTACCTGAACCATCTACATCACCACCCCAAGCTTTACCAGAACCCCATTGATTTACCCATGAGATACTATTACCGCTTCCTGTTTGCGCTAAGTTGAATGTATTATTTGCGTGGTCAAAAGAAAAGTTAATGGTATTATCAAATCCTATTTGACTAATATTAATACTTGCGTTATCTCCACCACTCGTTTGTTCAACATGCACGTGATTATCATCTGCAAAAACAGATAAACTTAGACTAATTAGACTGATTAATAAATATTTCAATTCCATCTCCATCGTTAAATTGCATTACGCCTTCGTAATCATTTGTCCTTACATCGATAAATCCACTACCGCCGGCTCCTATTATTATATTTATAACTCCATTTACGCTACGAAAGAAAACTAAGTTACCATCTTGTTCAAAAACATTAAATTGTGAATCTTTATTAAATCCAACTGATGCGCCTTTAAGAGTAAATCCACTTAGATTTCCACCTCCTCCTTGAGCATCTGATAAAGTTACCTTTGTTCTTTCTAAAGCTTCAACTACATCTAATAAATCTTTTAAGAAATCTACGTCTAACATATCGATATCAAGTTCAGAAAACTCTAAATCTTCTTCGCTATCTGATAAAGCATCTTGTTCTAATTCATTAAACTCTAAAAAGTCTACGTCAAGCATTCCACTATCTTGGTCTTGTTCATCAGCTGCAGCATCTTCTATTGCTTGTTTAACTTCAGTTGGTGGATTAACAATAAACATATTATCAATCATTGATGGTGTTAAACCATTAATAGTTACTGGAGTAGTAGGAGTGCTGTCAAGTGTACTTACCATAGTTGCCTGGTAAGATTCAGTTAATAACACTGTTCCTCCCAGATTTGTGACACTGATTTCACCCGACGGGGAACCGTTTGCGTCCGGCAATAGGACTATAAGGCTTCGTCCGAGCTCATCTATGGTAGTCGTGAAGTCTGTCCCACGAATTCCTATTGTTGCTGTTGGTGTTTGTATATCTATGTTAGCTTTATTTACTAAACCAAGAGAACCTGAAGCAAATCTTGCTGTCCCCATAGTAAACTTCATAGACATTTTGGATAAATTTGGGTCAGGGTCATAATAGATTTCGTCTATTAAAACTTCTGAATGTTCTTTTAAAGATAACTCTGCGTTATCTAAGAACTTAATAAGCATACTTCCCATTGCAGTTTCTGCTACATCATTAAGTTCTATAGGAAGATATGCGCCTGTGACTACAATATCTTCTTGTTGACGTACTATTTTACCTACGCCTGTAGATTCTACAATATCACCAATGGAGTCTGCATAAACAGACCCCACTAGTAATAAACTACTAACTATCAGTAGCTGAATCTTTCTGATTAATTTGAATGACTGA